ATCTGGACAAGGTTTGTTTGTTGGCACACGTACAAGTTCAAATGTGCATAGACTATACAAAAACACAACAAATATAGCTTCTGATTTGAATGCAAGTAATACAAACGTTTCGAGCGTAGCTCGCAGATTGTATATAGCTGCAAGAAACGATCAAGGGTCTGCTTTTCAGTATAGCAACAAAGAATCCGGATTTATTAGCATAGGCGACGGCCTGACTGGCACAGATGTAACAGCCCTCTACAACATCGTCCAACGCTACCAAACTTCACTCGGAAGACAGGTATGAACCTAACACAGATACCAATTCAGGATTTGGGCAACTACTGTGCCAAGCTAACATTAGAGCAGGCGGACTCATTGCGTGGTCAGGTGTTCTTGCAGGATTCGTATTTCAATCCTATCCAAGACATCGAAGACAACTGGATTATCTCAGCGCAGGAAGTGGCGTATTGTGCTAACCCAGAGTTCCTATGGATTAAGGATTTGCCGATGATACCATTCGTACCAAAGCCAGCGCCGCCGTTGTTCGGAGTTGAAGCATGACCGTTGAGACAATGTTCGGCATCATCATGAGCACCATGCTAGCTATCATCGGCTTCTGGGTTAAGACGCTAGTGAATGACTTCCGCGAGACACGTGATAACGTGATTGCTATGCATGAAGTCATGAGCAATACGACAAACGAGATAATTGCACTGAAGAAATCAGATGAGCTAATTACGCAGCGTATTGTTGAGATTATCGAGCGCTTGGTAAGATTAGAAGAGCGCACAGGCAACACAGAACCAAAACCACGTAAGGCATACAAGCGTGTCACTAAGTGAAGACCCGATAATTACGAAGGTACTTCCGAGGCGTATAGAACGGCCGAACGTATTCCAGAAAGTACGACCTGTTCAGCCGTTGCCTGTCGTCGATGATGAAGAACAGCCGAGCACTAACATTGTTGATAAAATCCACAATGCGTGGATTATGTTGCGACTGATACCTCACTTATTCACTATCTCCCGAGGTCTTCTCATGAAGAACTGGAAAACAACCGTTGCAGGCGTCGTGTCTGCTATTGCCTTAGTGGTGAACTCGGTTACTGGTTACACTATCCCACAGGAAGCGATCACTGCGGTTGCTATCTTCATCATCGGTTTTTTCGCTGAAGATTCCAAGTAAATAGACAGGGCCAGACATGCCGCGTTTACGCCTGTCCGATGTAGAGTACGATGCCGTGCGGGAAATTATCGAAGATTACCGCGCGGCTCGTATGAAAAAATCCCAAATAAAGGGTGGCATAATACGCGGCGCTGAAATCAAGAACGCCCACGCCTTCGCTGCTGAGAACCCCGAGGTAATAAAAACGAAAATTCAAAAGGCAAAGGCAGCACTAAACAGCGTCCATGAACGCGAGGCCGAAGCACTTAAGAAACTACGAACAGCCGAAGCACCAGCTACCGAATACGGGGCGGTTCCATTCGACGATGCCATAGCAGGCGAATTACGTGACGACGAAATATGCGAAATTAGACCTGGTAAGATTGGCATTATCTCGGATGCTCACTGGCCTTTCCATGATCTACGCAAAGACTCAGCCGGTAATTTCTACGGCGCTTATTGGACGGCAATAGAAACACTCCGTGATGAGGGCATAGACACGCTCGTATTAAACGGCGATATGTTGGACGTCTACAACCTGTCAGATCATGAGAAGGTTGAAGGAAAACGGTCGTGGAAGTGGGAATTGGATGTTGCGATCGCGATGCTGAAACACCTGCGGGCTTTCTTTGGTGATAAGGTACGCATCGTGTACAGAGAAGGCAACCACGAAGAGCGTTACCAGAGATACCTTGCACGTAAGGCGAAGGAACTTATCGGCACCGTCCACCTCGAAGAGTTCCTAAAACTACGTGAGCTCGGTATCGAGTGGGTATCAAAACGGGGCAAGATGCAGGCTGGGCAGTTGTGGATAGACCACGGGCACGAATGGTTCGGCGGTGGTGGTGTAACCCCAGGGCGAAACTACCGAATGAAAGCCCTCGACAATATACTAGTGGGGCACGTGCATAGAACGTCCACGGACATGATTCGCAGGCCCTTAGACGGGTCTTTCATAGCAGGGTGGTCTGTTGGGTGCCTGTGCGACTTAAACCCGTTCTACGCGGCCCGTAACGGCTGGAATCACGGGTTCGCTATTGTTGATCTGCAGGACTCGGGACGCTTCACAGTTTATAACAAGATGATAATTGACGGAGAAGTGAGATGATCCCCACGTCGTTCAAACTCGGAGGCCACACATGGCGTGTGCGGATGTGCAAGATGCGCGGTGCCTATGGCGAGTGCGACGCTGAAAAACACACCATCCGCATAGCAACCCACGTAGACGGCCGGCTTACGACCATAGAAACTCAACTCAAGACGTTCTTGCACGAATGGTACCACGCTTTTGAGGCTGCCACGGGGCAAGACCATAACGAAGAACGGACAAGGTTGTTTGAAGAAATGGCCTGGCAATCCTACAAAACAGCGAAGGGAAACCAATTAGATGTCTAATAAGTACAGCTGGCTAAAGATTGCCGAAGGTGAGAAAGGTGTCAAGGAAATCACTGGCATCTCATCGCACACTCCGAGGATCCTCGAATACCACGCCTTAACTACGTTGAAAGCCAAAGCAGACGAGGTGCCATGGTGTTCGTCGTTCGTGAACTGGGTATTCAATAAGTCAGGCTACCCCATCACACGCTCCGCTGCGGCTAAGTCATGGCTGAAGTGGGGGCGCGAGGTGCCTATGCAGTACGGATGTGTTGTAGTCTTGAAACGCAAGGGTGGCCACCACGTCGGTTTCTACACAGGCGAGAAGGGTGACAGCGTGTATCTTCTCGGAGGTAACCAGTCGGACAAGGTGTGCGTAACTTTATACAAGAAAGACCTAATTTTGTCCACACGTTTTCCAACGGAATTGAACGAAACCGACCAAGCAATTTTTGACGTTGTGGGAATTAAGTAATGGCACTCGTAACTGTCTCCGAAATCAAAACAAGCTATCTCAACATTGGGGACAGCACGCAAGACACGCGCATACTGGGCTTTATCCTGCAGGCCGGTTCAATTATCAAGGGCATCTGCAAACAACCTATCGAAACCGAGACCGTAGCGCTGGACTTCGTAGGGAACAGGATGCAGACCTATATCCTACCGTACACCGTGCCTGTTACGTTGACATCACTGCAGTACAAGGAACACGTAGACGATGCAACCTGGACTACAGCCACAGGTGCTATCGTAGTCAAGGCAGACGGTGTTTATCAGGTGTACTATGCCGAAGGACTCAACTACGTTTTGTGGCGTGCAAATGTTACGGTCGGTTATACAGACGCCAACACACCTGCTGATATTAAAAGTGTTTGCTCCGAAATGGTCGTGGAGTTATTCAAAAACACCGATTATTCAGGGCGTGAAAACAGAATCGGGCTTCAGTCGGTGGCTTCGTCAGAGGGCGGCACGACAGTAACGACAGTATATCGTGACCTTACAAACCGATTCCGTGCACGGCTGGCACCGTATATCGTCAGGGCTTGGCTGTGATTACGGTTGACCAGTACGTCCGTAATATCCTGCTGAACTTGCCAGTGCTGGCGAAGGACGCCTTCGACCCTCAGCGAATGCAGACTGCACTTGCTGTCGATATTTCGAAGAACTACGGCGAAACGAACCGAGCACCTAAATACCCTAGGCAACCCGAAGGTAAAACTTTGCAACTCGTAACAGGATCGTTGTTTAAAGCAGCGACCGTATACAGGGCGAAGGGCAACGCTACGGCATTTGAACAGCGAGGCGACACCTACGCCTTCGTATGGGGTGTGGACTTAAACGTCATACCATACGCTCGCATTCATGAATACGGTGGACAGACAGGCCGTAACTACGCCGCAACTATCCCACCACGGCCCTACATTTGGCCTGCTATGAAATCGTTTCAAGACGGAAATTTCCCGCGTATCATCGACATCATGCTACGTAAACTAGCGGAGGCTTCGTCATGAGCACAACTTCGAAATACGCTATGGCGTTGGATCTTGTCAAGGACAAACTGTCTGACGATAAGACCTTCAACGTCATCAACGTCTTCACCAAAGAAACGGCCCTGTCCAACACAAAGGCCAACGTTTACGTTAACGTCATTAGCGACACGTTAACACCTCTGAACACGGAGTCAGGGTTTAGAACCTCAATACGTCGTCTATTGCTGGGTATCTATGCTGTGCAGAAAAACACCCTTGACTCTCAAGAGCTCGGCACGGCTGCCATCATGCACGGGCAACTCAGCGAGAAGATCGACAAAGCGATGGACGCTGTGGAAGCTACGCTCCCCTATTCAGACGTCACTAGTGCAGGATATACTGTAACACTACACAGCATCGAAACTGGCAACGTTACCGGCTACGTCGACGACAAGTCAGACAAGGTGGGCCTGTTGTACGAAGTAACAATATCTTATCTCCAGCAAGCATGACTGTATCTGAACTGATGAGACATCTTCGCCAGATCCACAGCGTCTATGGCGACATCGACGTCAGGGTGGACTCGGATCTGTTCACGGATCACAGGCCACGCGATGTGACCAGTACGACCGTGCAGGAGTTCTTTGTGCGCGACGTGCAGGAAATCATCATTGGTCAATTTTTGAGCGAACCATCACAAGCGAAAGTTGTTCTTTATGTTGGCAACGAACCAAAGCTCCGAGCCTAAACACGTCGACGTCAGCTTCGCCTGCATAGCACACAAGAGCGAAGCACACCACGTGATGCAGATGATCTCAACGCTACCGAGTGGCTGCGAGGTGGTCGTGCTTTGGAATGAACAGGGCGACAATTCAGAGGTTGTAGAACGTAAAAAGATAACGTTAAACAACGGCAGCATTGTTCGTTATTACGAAACACAGTGGCAAGATTTGCACTTCGCCAATCTTCGCAACCTTTGCATTGGTCTCTGTTCTCGAGGGTGGGTCATGTGGATAGACGCCGACGACCGTTTACTGACTCACCAGCATAGTTGGTTTGACGACCTGACGATATACCCCGCCGGTGTTGGCGGGCTTGTGTGCGGATGTGTTGGAGTACAACCGAAGCACGAAGGCAATAGCAATGTTATGCGATACCATCATCCACAGACAAGGGTGTTTCGCAACAACAAAGCATTTGCTTTCAAAGGTGCTGCACACGAACAGATCACCTGGTCAATAGAACAGCAGGGGCTAACATTAGAGACCTGTTCACTGTTAGTGCACCACGTAGGCTATGAAGTCGACGCCGACTCGATGATGGCCAAGGTGAGGCGTAATGTGAAGGGGCTCGCACGTGAGATCGCGGACTGTACCGATGACGACCAGCTCGTATACTGGACGCAGATGATACACCGCGACTCAGGATCATTCATGTATTACGTAACAAAGGACAAATAACATGTCACTATCACGTCGCGTCGTCGCGGGCGGTAACGTCTTCGGCGCATGGACTGTGGAAGATACCGGCACACCTGCTGTTGGTTCCACATACTTTTACAAACTTGCTGATAACATCATCTCAACAGATGTAACACGCGATGCTGCATCGGGTGCTTATGCGGTATCTATCGAACATGTCGAAGATACACAGGCACTCCAGACGTTCATCGAGTCAGCAACAAACGTAGGTGCTGGTTCTATCGAGGATTTGCTTCTTGAGAACGGCACTAACGAAACGGGATCTGCACAGAACCAGAAGCTGATCGTCGCTGTTCGCGGTGGTTTTGCAGGAGGTCAAACTGGTGGTGCTCGTAAGGTTGGCGTATTCCCACAACGCCTGACAAACGAATCTGGTGGCTGGGCACAAGCCGGCGAAACATACAACCGTGTCACGCTGTCATTTGAAGGTTTCAAACTCCAAAACCCAGTCACACTCTCGTCTGGCTACTTTGGTGACTTCATGACGACAGCATCGGCTGTAACGCTGTTCGGCACAATCCCTTACGGAACTGTAGTCTATAAGTAACCTTCCGAGGTTACCTGGTGGGGGCCGTTCGCGGCATGGCGGCCCCTGCCTATTTTGTTTCACATGCCGCGTAATAAGAGGATTTGTCATGCCGTCGATTAAACTCTATTTCGTGGGCGAACAGAAAGAGATCCCACTAAAGAACATCATCTCCCGCCGAATTATCAAGGCTGTTGAGAACCCCATCGCAACACTCCGCAGTTTAGGCCAGAACGCGGCTTTCCAGAAGGCCCTGCAGGAATCGCCCAATGCTGCCAAGATCGTTACCTTGTCTGGTGGTGCTAACTCGGTGCACGCTGCACAGATTGGCAAGGAAATTCGGGAAGCTATCCCAAACATCACAGACTCCGATCTGCAGTCGATGGTAACACAGCGCATACAATCCGAATTGCTGGAATCATTTCCGAACATCTGGCAAGCCCTGAACAACCCAATTACAGAGTTTCCGCTCGACAATGACGACGCCATCAACGCCTGCATTGAGGTGCTCAAGGTCATTATGGACACCAACCAGTTGACCGAAGAACAAAAGACACTCATGTCCGTTTCCGAATTCTGGGAAGACCAAGACCTGACGGAGGTGGTCGAATCGGTAAAGTGGTTTCGAGGCGTCGCTAAACTCTGAGGTCGCAGCAGTCGCTGAGATATACGAAGCCTACGACGTGCTGACGAAAACGCCTGTTGACGACACAGGCAAAACTTACCCCAAGCGCATCACAGGAACCGACGTAGTGCCAGCACATGAGCACGACGTTCTCATGGCCATCGAAATAGGCAAGTTGTGGAAAATGACACCCGACGAAGTGGTAGTTTCCCTCACAGCGTCGGAGTTCCTGCGAAGGGTCGCACTTGTGCGGGCTCACTCATGGGATCAGCCGACCGATTCACAGATAGCTAAGAACAGGCACGAACGCCGAATCGGGAAACGATAATGGCAGTTTTCAAGAATGAACTACAACTGGACACTAGCGACTTTTCATCGTCACTGAAGAAGGCCGCTAGTGATTCCAAGACGTCAGCAGATCAGATAAGCAAGGCCCTAAACATCGACGCTGTTGTCGATACCGACGGTGCCAAACAGAGCCTCAAAAGCCTTGAAAACGTAGCGGAGACAACAGGTAAAAATGCAGCGTCTTCGCTGTCGGATTCTTTCAAGGGTGCGTTTTCTGGCGGTCTTATTGGAGGCGTTGCTGCACAACTGGGGGGCGTGCTGCAGGAAGGTCTTTCACAGGCCATAGCAGCAGGCTCTAATTTCGAGACTGCCCTGCAGTCGGTGTCAGCTGTTACAGGTGTAACTGGCGACGGGCTCAACGATTTGGGCGAACGTGCAAAAGGCCTCGCTGAACAGTTTGGAGGATCAGCAACAACACAGCTGGAGGCTTTCCAGACTGTGCTGTCTAAGTTTGGCCCTGATCTGGCAAGCACACCCGAGGCATTGTCTGCGGTATCCGAGAACGTTAACGTTCTTGCTAAGGCTGCAGGCCTCGATGCGAAGGCGTCGGTAGATGCCCTTTCAAACTCGATGCTACAGTTTGGCATCGACGCTAGTGACCCCGCAAAGCTCGCTGAAGAGTCGGGGCGTTTCATCAACGTTCTCGCTGCATCTGCCAAGGTCGGTGCCGCTGAAATCCCACAGGTGGCAGACGCTATCCTGCAGGCTGGTGTCGCTGCTAAGGGTGCCAATCTTTCCTTCGAAGAAACCAATGCCGCTATCCAGGCTTTGGCCGTTGGTGGTAAGGTAGGCTCCGAGGCTGGTGTCGGGCTCCGTAATGTTCTGGGTATGCTTGTTAAACAGTCAGGCCCTGGAGAAGAAGCGCTTAAAGGCGTCGGTTTGTCTATCAAGGATCTCGGGGAAACACTTACAAAGGAAGGCCTGTCGGCTGCACTTACTAAGTTGCAAGGCGGAATCGACAAGCTCGGCACCGATGCGGAGAAAGCAGCGTTTAAGGCTACCTTGTTCGGTACGGAAAACGCCGCTACGGCTGGTATCTTGTTAGACAACATTGGCAATATCGAAGCGTTCACCGAAGGTGTAACAGGTACCAGCGAGGCCTTCGATCAGGCGGCAAAGAATAACGATACCCTAGCGGCTCGGTTTGATAAGTTCAAGGCCGCTATTGAGGTGGGTTTGATCAACGCATTTCAAACCTTGTCTCCAATCGTCAAAGCCGTCTTCGACAACTTCGAAGACATCGCGCCTGTGCTGATCATTGCAGCTGCTGGTATTACAGCCTACGGAATAGCCATGGGTATATCAGCAGCATCTACAGCCCTTGCTGGTTTTTCGTTAAAAGCATTTACAACGGCTTTGTTAGCAAACCCGATAGGGCCTGTCATTGCCGGTATTGCTGCACTGGCGGCTGGTGTATATTACTTAGCAGATGCGTTGAACGTATCAGCTGAGGAGGCCGTAGAAAACGCAGAGGCCGAAAAGAACCTTGTCGAGCAACAAATCAAGGGCAACAAAGAACGCCAGACGACGGTGAAACAAACCAAGTCATTGGCTGAACAGTTCACTGAACTTGCCAAGAAAACAAACCGAACGGTCGAAGAGGACAAGAAACTCCAGCAGATTCAGGGCAAGCTGGATGAGCAATATCCAGACCTTATCGATCAAACCAAGACGTTCTCGGAAAACCTCGATGGTGTGCAGAAGATCTCTAAACTCACGACTAACGAATTAAATAAGTTAGGCGATGAGGCAATAGGTTTGCAGAATAAACTCCGCCAGGCTAATCAGACGTTGCTTGCTGCACAGCGTGACGTGGCACTCGAGGAGTTTAAGGACGTATTCAGTGATATTCTGGGCAACGTCGACAACTTCGCCATCGACTTTGCGAACCGTCTGTATTCAGTCAAGACACAAGAACAGGCGGACAAGCTACGGATCGCCTTTGCTGAGTTTGCAAACCAGAATATCAAGGATGCCAAAGAACGCCTCGATGGTATCACGAAATACAACAACGCCCTCAACGCTCAGTTAAAAGCACTTGGTAAGGTCGAAGAAGCACAGGCTGCAGCAAACACGCCGCCGCCACCTGTAGTGCCACCACCTGATGGCAAAGACGGCGATAAGAAAGCAGAGAAGGAAACCTCACAATACAAAGCAGCCAAGAAAGCACTCGATCAGTATATCGACAGCCAGAAAACAGCACGCAAGGAATTTGAGTTAACACTCGCACGACGTGAGGCTGCAGGCGAAGCTGTTAACGTTAAGTTTGAACTCGAGAAGTTTGACGTTGCCCAGCTGCAGGATAGGATAACACAAGCACAGGAACTTCTCCGCATCGAGTTAGGCCCCGATGGATTACCAGTAAACACGAAGCTACGCCTGTTGAAAGACGAGTCTAAGCAGGCTATCCTCGATGATTTTCGCGATTTGCAAATCGAGGCGGAGTTAAAGGGTCTTAAGTTAAAGGGCCCTGCTGACGTTGAGATTACCGAGGTAAACGTAGTCCGTAGGTCTCAACAGAATATAACCAAAGCGCTACAGCGGCAAGTCGAGTTTTTAAAGTTGACAGCGCAGGAACTGCAGTTAAAGCCTACACTTGATGAAACGGCTTTTAAGTCATTCGGCAAAACAGCAATCAAGGGAATACAGGGCATAGATTGGGATGCTGTTTTCAAGAAGCCCGAAAAAGCATCTGAAGAGGCAACCAAGAAAATAGTTGACGACATCACATCTGGCACACTAGCATACCAAGATGCAGTTGACGAACTAGCGGGTTCATTGGGCGAAGTGCCTAGTTTGTTTGATAAGATCCTAGGCAAACTAAACGAAAAGTTTACAGCCTTGACGCAGGAAAACATTAACGTTCTTGCAACGGCTGCCGAAGGTGCTACGGCTTTTGCTGACATCTACGACGAACTGGCCACCGTCGCTGGCTCTGCATTTGCCCAGATCCTAACTGAACAAAAGGACTTCGGCAAAGCAACTGTATTGTTGGCACTCGATGTGTTGACGGCATTGGTGCCTATCTTCATTGCTCAAATTTTCGGTAAAGAATTTGTGGAGAAGTCACTAGCGGGCGCTGCCATAGCTGCAGCGGCAACGGCAACCTTGCTGGCTCTTCTCGCATCCGCAAAAGCATCGGCTTCGGGCTTCGCCGAAGGTGGTTACACTGGTGACGGTGGCAAGTACACACCGGCCGGCATTGTCCACAAGGGCGAGTTCGTAATCAACAAAGAAAACACTCGCAAGTATCGAGGCATCTTGGAACAGATGAACGATGGCAAATTCCCGCTAGCGTTTAATGCTCCGGCCGTGGCCCCTGACCTAAGCGGTGAAATGTCGGGTATGAGGCAAGAACTTGCTGCAATCCGGCGCCGTCTGGACTCGATGCCGAACGGAATACAGGGACAGATGGCCGTGGCTGTAGACGTAGGCATGGACACATATTTGTACGAACGTAACAGATACCGCGCCGCTGTGCGTGGTTTAAGGGGTTAATATGGCAGGGAATAGTTCATGGCAGATGTGGTTGTATGCTGCCAATGCTGACACATCATCGACGGCATACGACACGGTGGCGGCTTCGTCGCTGACGGCCCTCTCAGGGTACGTCAACATCACAACTGGATTCCCAGGTGGTTCGTGTCCTATCCTTGCACCGGCTGAAGATGCGGAGTTTGAAACTAGCACTCTAGTCGACATCGGAGGTGGCACCATCGGCACTGCGAACAGGCGCACGATCTGGACTGTCGAGTGCTGGCCGTTCCTGTTTGACGCCTCAACTACCGAAACAGATCTTGATGATTACTTCGCCTTGTCCGATGGCATCAACGGCAAGAAATACCTCTGGGTTCGTTTCACGGCAGGATCACGAACAAGCCCCACGACATCGGGGCATGTCTACCCTGTCGTGCTGGAGTCATGGCAGGGATCGCTCAATAAGGAATTCGGGAACCGTAATTTGACCCTAGCGTTTAAGCATCGTTTCCGCCAAGCATCGAGTTTAATCTAATGCCGCACTACAGAATACAACGGAAGCTGCCTAATGGCTGGAACGTACGGCTGGAACTGCTGCCGTATGACACGGCCCTCGGTGGCACCATAACCACGCTAGGTGACGTTTGTTTGCTTGAACTGGGTGAACAGACGGCCGAATTTGATTCGCTCCCCTACGGGCTTGTAAAGCCCCAAACTCTGAACTTCAAACTGGCATGGTCGATGTTGCCCGCAGCAGTGCAAGATTACATCGAGGACAGCGTAGACCCGTCTGCCCCGGACAAGTGCAACCTGTGGATCCTGTGGTCAGACCGTGGCACGAACGGGGCGACCTACACAGTCGAGTTTGCAGGTGTCGAGGATAACGTCGAAGCTGTCGAATTGGAGCCCTTGGACGATGGCAGCTATGCCTACAACGTTCAACTTGTCGATTACATATTCCATGCTGCTAAGACACTGACAGGATACCAGATCTTCAACGGCAAAATAGGCGCCCATCGTCCCCCAGAGTTTGCAGTTTTCCAGTTCCTACTTAGAAGCCTAGTCGGTAGGAATCAAAAGCATATCAGTGTTGGTTTAGTCTTAGCTGATACCTTCGCTCAGGTGCTGACTCACTTACGAACGGCACTGGGCACGCACATAAAAACGAATTACGCTAGGACATCAGCAACGGCCGTAGGATTGTTTGACCTCAACACGCTCGATAGTCTAATCACGGCCGCTATCGAACTGTATACGACGAACATAGACACCGACCCGAGGACGCCATCGACGGCCGTAACAGCGTCGACGGCATACCTAACAAGCAACATCTACAAAGACTCAACAGCCACATCTACCATTGGTGGGCTTTATTCCGTCGGTGACAACTTCGCATGGGGACGCCGTGATGTTACGGCATACGACATCATCAGGGATCTGTGCGAAACGTTCGGGGTGAAAGCCTCGTATTCCTTCGAATACTTTACCTTTGACGATAAGATTATTGCCAACTGGACAGTTAAACGCATAGCATCGTCCAAGGGATATGCCAACAATGTAGACACGACCGATGCAACCTTGTCACTAAACAACTCACTGCAGCTGCCATCGATTGTCAAGCGTGGTGATAACATCGCCAAAGTCGAAAGTCGCTACGAAACAACACAGCAGGAAGACGCCACCGAAATAGTGCGCCTGCAGCAGGGGGCGCGTTCATCTCGTTCTATGAACATAGAACCGATTATCCACAACGTGCCTGTTTACATGCGGGAATACGACGACGTTGAAGGACGAACCGACCTATATAAGCAGACAAATCAGGTGCTGTTTAGGGAATCGGGTGGGTCATTAATCAAGGTGCACGAAACCACGAAATACTGGTACGGCCCCAAGTCGACGCAATGGTTGAAGATTTCTTCGCCTGCATCGGATAAGCCAGAATATCAAGACGATGAATCGCAAGAAAAATACCGTGTCCAGCTGGCTGCTATGCAGGCTCAAACGTCGATGCCTGCTGCACTTTGTTTGCTGCACTTGCACGTCTTCGCAGATCCTGACAACGCCACCTGTGAAACGGAGTGGGACTACACACGAAGCACGGCACTACTGCCTAGTGCATTGCCAGGGCGTCACACATTAACAGATAACGTGGTAGGTACCTTCACAAGCCTTGCGTGGGATTATGCCCTTCCGGTGTCGATAACGCAGAACTGGGTTGCAGGCACGTCGACGATTAAATACTTTCTGTTTAAGCCTAGCGATTCCAAGGAACTCACGTAATGCCTATCAACGACCCCGTTAACAATCGCAAGATAGCACCGGCTTCGCTGGCATTCGAACGTCGTAGGCAGACCTTCGGCACGTACTATGCAGGGGAAGACACTGATGGCGATGTTTACAATTACCAGTATTACATCGAGTTGAATTTCAACACGACCGTTAACAACATCGTCAATAAGCAGTACCTGTTCGGTGAAACAAACAAGGTGATGAAATCCATAGGCAATGCTGAACACAGGTCGAAGCATTGGGTGGCCGATTACAAGCAAAGTTTCCAGTGGGATCTGACGGGTAACTGGCAGTTCATGAGTGACGTCTGGACGCCGGTTCCGTTCAACAATGAGATCCTACGCACCCAAGGTGTCCAGAATGAGTCTCTTGACTACGACGATACGTGGTCGTTCAGGCCAACGGATGCCAATTCTGGCGTATGGTGGGTGTATACATACCTTCAGATCCGTTTTCCTGGTAGTGGTCAGATCAACGAAGCACGTCTGGCATACTATGTGAATGGTGTTTTCTTCCGTATCATTGACATGGTAGACCATCACATGATGGGTGACGGCCCCCACATCAACGATTGTAGGTTGCAGGGTGGTTGTCACGTGCCGTTGAGGCCTGGCGATAAGTTAGAAGTGAAGATGCTTTCCGAAGCCCCCTCATCCGAGGACTCTGGTGTCATCTACCCTTCGTCCGTCTATGCCTACATCACAGGCCACCGTGAGAACTGCGAGTTAAACAACACAGACAATCTCCCGTCAAGTGGTAGATTGTACGTCTTCGCCAAAGGTAATCAACCGTAAAATTTAAGGTACACAATGTCCTGCTTACCCAATACCCCAGTAGCTGCCAATGTGCTAACAGCTACGAACTCAACAGATCATGGCTGGCAAAACACCGGCACGGTCATAACGACGGCATTGAGCCAATACTACCCAGTCATGGCGTCTGTTATTACCCTCACGGGTCTAGCCCAGACGACACAACAGCACGCGATCATCCGTCAAATCGAGTTTGAAGAGACGGCATCAAGCTCTGCTAACATCAAGAAATGCCCTCTGATTGTTCTGCTGTATAACTCGACAGCGCCGACGACGCCTACATCGGGTGCCGTCTATAACGGATCGACGACAAACCTACTGGGGGCGTTTACTATTGCTGATACCGACTATAAGCGGGTATCGGATACCGTCTGGATTGCTGGCATCAATCCTGACAAGTACGTTCGAACAGGTACGACCTCGACAAGTTCGACGTTCTACGCTGTGGTGCTTTCAAACTCAGCTACCAGTGTGACCTATGCCGCAAGTGCTGCGGCTCGTATACGCGTGTTTACGGAGGCACTGACGGCATTATGAGAGAACACGTAGTGTTGATGCTGAAGGCTATCGAGGCGTTGCTTAACTATCAGATGGAACCTGTGCGCCGTGCTGAGTTATTAAACCAGCATAAGGTGTGGACGGAACGGCTGAAGACAATTAAGTAAATAGAAAGCCCGAAAAAATTTTTTCGGGTTTTTTGTTATTTACTTGCATTGCAAATAAATATCCCTTAGATTGCACACAACAAACAACCACACTATACACGGAGACGACGATGAGCAACCTAATCAATGTAAATGTAAAAGGCCAGCAAGTCAGCATGGTAGTTGTATCGCAGAAAGAAGCATTAGCAAATTCAGCTGCTCACATGGTAAGCAACAACTGGGTGCCGGTGCTATTTCAAGCAAAGCGTCCAAATGGCAAAAAGTATCATCTGGTATTTCAAGCAGCAAAGACAGGGGAATATATTAGCATTTCAGAAATGGCATTTTAACCAACCACACGGAGACCACAGTGAAGACACCTATTTACAAGGCTTTTATCCTGACGTCATCAGGCAAGAAAGTTGAAGGCTACGGGAAAACCATGATGGCAGCCTGTCTTGATGCCAAGGCCAAAGCAGAGGCGATGGCGAAGACGAAAGGCGGTGCGAAATGAGTGATGAAAATTTATGGTATGTTACTGATTGGAACAATGATAAAATGCATGATTGGTCTTTTGCCTATCTTAAAAATAGCCAAAGCTATTTAGTGTTTTACACATGGGATGTTCCTATTGCGAAAGTGTTAAATAAAGAACACGCCCAATTGATCGCCGCCGCCCCTGACATGCTGGAGGCGTTGGAGTATACTAGATCAACAATGTCTCATGTATGCACACTAAATGGGTGCACCTGTAAAGAGTACGGGTGGCAACACGACGACCCCAAAGCAATTGCAATGATCGATGCAGCCATCGCCAAAGCAAAAGGAGAGCAGCAATGAGTGAATGGGTAACAGAGAGGCTACCGACTGTAGAGGATGCGTTGCATTATTGTGTGCTTTTATGGGATGAGGACGATGGTGTTCTAGTGTGGTCCTATGATGCTGTGAATGAAGGCCAACCATGGCAGCCCATTCCTAAGCCCAATCCCTACTTCAAACCAAAGCCAAAGGAGAGCAGCCATGAGTAAAGAAAAAACAGGCGGTCATTGGAAGAACCGAAGAAGAGCAATCATAGATATGCACGATACATATAAACTTCAAATGGTTGTTGAGGATCAGATTATGTCTAAATCTTCGAAATGGATAACAGATAGATTGCCTACAAAACAAGAGGCAGTAAGTGGCAATGTTATATGTTGTCGATGGGGGCACATTAACCTACTGCAATGGTATAAGATTGAAGCAGGCGAGCCGTGGATGCCAATTCCGAAACCAGATATGTATGTCAAACCAAAACGATGGACGGTAAAGTGGGGCGGTGATGATGCTGACTTTTTTGCTCTGTTCGATTCAGGTAAGTTTTCTTATTACTTGCCAATGTTGTTTCGCGAACACGCAGACGCTGCCCAACGTATCGCAGACATCTACAACGAGGTGATGCCATGATCACCGCCCTTGGATACTGCCACAAATCCAAAGCCCATTACACGCCACACGAACGCGTGTTTTTAGCTTCGCTCAAAGAATACAAACCACGCGATGTCGAAGTATTCCGCCAGCACTCGCTCGGTAACTTCGGGACAAGCTACAATGCCCTGGTAGATACGATGATCCGAGGAGGGCATAGAACCTTTGCCATCGCCAACGACGACATCGTGCTTCGCCCTGATAGTTTCCAACTGCTTAACGAAGACATCGAGATTTGCCAGGGAGAACAACGGCACTGGGGAGTCATAGCATCACGTGCTGACTACGTGAGGATGAGCCCGCAGAACATACGGTTTACCTACGGCATGGAACAACAGAGGACAATCCAGAACCAGCAGGAACTGCAAATCATCGCAGTGCCAAGCGTGGCTCCTCTGCTGGCTGTCTACACACGGGAGACGTGGGTAGACTTCCCACCGATCAATTTTTACAGTGACGATGTGCAGTGCTTCGACATCCGCCAGCGTGGGTATGAGGTGTTTGTGTCCAGGTCATACGTGCATCATGTCGGATCGCAGACGCTCGGAGTGGCTAACTACGAGGAGGATGCAAAAAATTCTCGGGAGTGGCTGTTGGAAAATCGAAAAGATTTCGTTAATCTTGCAATGCAATAAAACGTAGTCAACTACTACGTCAACCACAATCTTATTTACACGGAGTTTTTCATGCGACTCAGCATTGAGTTCAAAACCGGACGCTACGATGGGAACCTATGGTTCCGCGTCACACCTCGCATCGAGGGATCACATCGTCAACGCCTGCTGACTGTTGGCGTGTTCCTGACAGTTCTAACAATCGGCATGTTCGCCCTGGCTGGTACTATTTCGCCAGATCCAATGATCAAACCAAACCAGACCGTAACACTGTGGGGGCAGCGGTGAATAAGCAAGATAAACTGTTGAATGCCTATAAACTGCTGGCAATAGCTGCACAGGCATACTGGGAAGACTATTACGTCAACCACGGCCCTGATGAAAACGTTACGTACAAGCTACACTGTGAGCTTGAGAACTGCCTGCATTTTGTCAATAGCATCAAGGCATCGCAGTTTGAATACCAGGTCGTTGAGTTTACAGACGAAGCCGCATACGTGCCACCTCGCCCCCAGTGGACTATACATAGGGTATATGGCAATGGCGATGTCCTGAAAACAACTTCCTTCTTTAGCAATAAGCCGGACGCCGAACGTGCCTGTGCTAATCTTAATGAGATCTTCAATGACTGACAAAACCATCACACGTGAGATCCCTATCTCAGTGCTCCGCAAGTGGGTAGACGACCTCGGGGTAATTGTTGACAGCATCGACAAGGCCAAGACGCTGCAGGAATGCCGTAGGGAGATGAACGAAATATGGGAAGTGGCCTCTGCTATCGACGATGAATATATCGAGGGGTACCGTGTCACAAAGTAAACGCGGACGCCCACGGGGCCGGAAACCATGTTACAACCCAAACGTTATATTCCGCATACCTGAAGAGCATAACAACCACCTGAAGAGCATTGCAGAGGCCGAAGGCGTAACCAAGTCGGCACTGCTGCGACAACTCGTAATTGAGTACATCAATTATTACACGGAGAACAACTAATGATCTGGAACCTACACAACCACGAACGGCCGGCACCTTTGTTCCGTTATGACGACGGAGGCGACCGGTTCTACGCACGGGTGAATGACGTCGATGTTAAGTGGTATCCTTCCGTCACACGCATCATCAAGGCGACCTCACCAACACCGCAAGGGCTGATTGCATGGTATGCCAAGCATGGCGTCGAAGGCGCCAACCAGTTACGAGACGAAGCCGCCGAACGTGGAACACAGATGCACATCTTGTTTGAGCGTTATATGGCAGGTCAGACGATCGAGATGACAGGATTGTCCGAGTTCCACAGTAAGGCCCTCATGTCATTCGATGAGTTCTTTCGCAAGGATGTGGCGGAAGTGTACGCTGTTGAGATGCTACTATACAGCGACCGGCATGAGTTTGCTGGCACCTGTGACCTCGTATGCAAGCTCAATAATGGCAAAATCGCCATAGTTGATTTCAAGAGCGGATCGTCTGTATACGACGACTATGCCGTGCAACTGGAGATGTACAGGCTTGCATGGAACGAACACGCCGAAGCACACGGCTGGCCTGTCGTGACCGAGATATACAACTGGCTACCGAAAGACTGGCGAACCGATCCAACGTGGACTTGGAAACGTCAGACAGGCGAGGTAAGTCTAAACGAGATTGCTGCACGGTGCCTGCTGTTTAAATCCATGAACGGCACACTACGCACACCAAGAGAAAAGAAAATCTACACGGGAACTTTACCTGGACAAGCAACTATCGAGATTGTGCGCCCTGAAGACATAGCAAGGGCTGCTTACGAACGGCTGGCAAAGAATGACGAAACACTGACTGACGACGACTGGCTTCTCTCCGTGGGCCATTCGTAAACCGTGCCGGTGTCTGTTGTGGTTGACGGGCACCGGTGCGTATTGTTACACCAACCACACAACCCACATTTTTCACCTTTTCAGGAACACCTACCATGGGTTTTCAATCATCATCCGTGGCAACAAATGCCACTTACTTCACCCTCAGTGACGGCAAGTGCCGCATTCGCCTTCGTGAGGCCACAACAGAGTCTGTATCCCGTGTAACCAAAGACGGGAACACTGTGCACGAATTAGTGCACGATGAGTTCACAGGTCTCGTGCGGGCCATCGAGGTTGCCGATACCGACTTCGGTAAGCAGTGGCGGATCACCTTCGTCGATGCGCCTTATACCTATGTTTTGACACTAAAATACTCTAGTAATTATGCCAGAACACTCATACAGGCGCTCTGCAATCCCGAGTGGGATGCAACGCTGGACACAACAGTCAAGCCCTATAGCTTCAGCCCAAAGGACGATGCCAGCAGAGTCATCACCGGCTGCACTGTCTCACAGCGTGGCAAGAAGATCGAGCGCCTCTATTGTAGTTCCATCAACCCCGTCGATGGCAAGATCATTCTACCGGACTTGGAAAAAGTCAAGGTACGAGGCCAGGAGATTTGGGACGACACGAAGCAAATGGACTTCCTACTGTCTGAGTTCCAAGCTAAGGTAAGCCCCAAGCTACAACGCAACGAACGTGTTGTTGCCGTCAACGAAACGTTACCACCATCCCTAGGATACGACGATGCAACGCTCCCTTTCTGACATCTGGAAACAACTGTCTGAGCATACCGACCCGAACAAGATGGCTTACGTTCCGATCGTACAGTACATTTCAGCTTATAAGCAAGGAAATTGTGTACAGTTGAAGGTGCAGATAATACGCAATAGCGTAAGATGTACGCGAACTCTTGCCTGTGGTAACTTTATCGCCTTCGTAAGTGCATTCAACAAGCTGCAGGAAGAACTGGCAACGTTTATAGAATCCAACGGGGCCGTTGTGCCACCTAAGAATCCAAACTACGAACAGCGCCAAATCACCGTCATCAAGAAATACCTTGACAAGAAACGTGCTGAGTACGCCGAAACCGAGGCTGCCAAAAGGCTGGCACACGAGATCCACATTAGCAAGACCATTGGCAAGGTTCGCCCTATGATTGACTACGTGCTGAACAGGTACCGACCCGTTGTCGATCAGTTCGCATACGTTAACGTATACGGGCGGCCAGTAGAGAAGTTTTTTTACTAACCAATAAGCAGGGTATGCCCCTGCGTGTCGGTAGTAAATACCAACACAGCAACGCCTGTGGTGGAGTTTGGAACAAGGGCCGGTTGTGGAAGGCCGGCCCTTAATTTTTACACGGGAACACTATGAAATATGATGACTTAAATGATGGCATGGAAGGCATATACATGATTGCCAGACCATACAAATTAGACCCATCAAAGATAGAACGAGAAGATTGGAACCAATTGATTGTGAAAGTTGGTAGATCAAAAAATTTAATTAAGAGAGTTGAGAATTATCTTGAAATTGGATACCATGAAGACGAGATAGCTTGTCAATGGTTAAATGGATATAAAGAGACAGCACTGTTTGAATTGTTCTTTAAAAAGCTATTCGGTGCAATATCAATTTTAGATAAGCACAAGGGCCATGAGTGGTTTATCAGCAGAGGTATTAGATTTGAAGATACATTGGATGAGGGCCAGCGTGGGCTTGCCGAACGTGAAATGATAGATCAGTTATTCAAAGCATTTGAAAATTCATACCAACATGAACCTGTGCCATTATATGAATGGGGTATTTCATACGGTGTGAAATTGCCTGGAATGCTTTTGTCCAAACAAACTATCTGTGAATACATAAAAAAGAAAAAGAACAAAGCCAGTTATGATGATATCACTAAACACTTTGGTAAGTGTATTGTATCGAAAATTTCAGAATCACTAGAATGGTATTGTCATAACATGCCGCAACGTCCCCCAGGTTATAGAGTAAGCCAGGATGCGATGCGTGCGATTTTGGGCGCAATGGTACAAGAGAAGATTTTGAGTTACGATGATGATTTAGATGTTTACGCAATTAGGAACATGTTTCATGATTTTCCACACAAAAATTGGACGGTATAATCTATGAACCTACCCCTCGACATCGCCGTCTGCATTGGCGGCCCCTGTGCTCAGAAAGACAAGTGCGCCCGCTGGGTTGTCTACGATAGCATGGTCAGAGCCAAAGACGACGGCAAAACAGATTTTGACCCGCGAGTCATAATCACCACCCCACCGTTCACATACGACGATGGGTGTTTCTATTTTATGCCAACAACACGCAGTGAGCAATGAACGAACAAGAATTAATTGACAAGACAGGCGGGCCTGCTTTCCCTTCTGTTCATGCTTACCATGCCTACGTTGGCATGACGTTGCGAGATTGGTTTGCGGGGCAGGCACTAGCTGGCCTTGTAGGAAAAATAGGATCTGAAAAAGAATGGAGTTTAGTAGGTGAGTATTGTTACAATGCAGCAGACAAATTGATTGCAACACGCGATAAATCAAAAGGAGACATACCATGAACCGCGACGACTTCCGCAAAGCCCTCGATGCTGAACGTGAGCTAATCATATCACGTCCTTCGCCTCTGCCCCCCTGGGCACGTCAGGCTGTCGTATACACTACAACGCTGGCCTTTGTGGCTGCGGTGGCTGGAATCGGTGCCGTAGCACTGGGGATAGCTTACGTGGCTATCAAGTTGTTAGCTTTCATAATTCTTTAACATCTAGACACGGAGAACAACCACGTGCAAGTGATACGTCTGTCGATTAACAAAACCGTTGTCAATAAGGCTGCAACACGTCAGGATTGGGTGGCACTAAGCGCCCAGCTGTCACCTGTCGAGATGGTCAGCGATGACATCATCAACCACCTTGTAGGTCACGGCTGGCCTATCTGCTGTGCTGACTTGCACGTAGATCAGAAGACAGGGTTTGCCAAGCGTAACGGGGACGCTTTCAAGTCTGCACAGATTGTAGGTGTCGACGTCGACAATGGCAAGCATAGCTTCGACGACATCGAGGCAGATCCCTATTTCCGCAAGTACGCTTCCTTCGCATACACGACAGCCTCGCACACGGCAGAGAACCCACGTTATAGGGTTATGTTCATAACCGAAGAGCCCATACGGAATGCCAAAGACTACAAGGCCATTACTACCGCCCTGGCTGAACGCTTCGGAGGCGATACCAACGCACGTGATGCAGTACGCATCTGGTTTGGTGCTAAGAACGCACAGATCCACGTCTGGGGTAACATCCTGACCATGGATCAGATCGCGGACATGACAGACGGCCATGAGGAGGCACGGGATCTGGAGATCGCTTTTAACGCCTTTGGAGGTACCAAGCCTAACGTCGACCAGATTAGGGCAATGCTACGTGTGATACCTAAGCAGCAGGATCACATCCAGTGGAAGAAAGTAGTGGCAGCTGTGGCGCACGCCCTGGGTGACGATAAGATGGCAGCACAGCTCCTCGAGGAGTGGTCACCGATGTCTGGAGGCCTGACGTATGCCGATGTTCTCAAGAATAAGCTAACACGGGTGACCACTGCCACGCTGTACTATTACGCCAAGCTACATGGGTATGAGGTTCCCAAGGACATCATCAAACTTGAGACCAAAGACCCCACCGAGATCCTCGACAAGGTTGAATCGTACCTCTCCAGTGGTTACGAGTTCCGCAAGAACGTCATCACAGGCAAAATTGAGCTCAGGGGCGACAACGACGTAAAATTTGAAGCCCTGACGGACTACTGGGTGCACAGTCAGCTTCGTAAGATGCGGAAGATAGGAATCAAGATTACCAAAGAGCGCATGAACGAAGTGCTCGATAGTGACTTCGTACCTAAGCACGACCCTATCAAGTCGTATTTCGAGGGTTTGCCCGAATGGAAAGCAGGCGATCGCAATTTCATCCGTGATTACGTCCAGTTACTGCCACATGATGCCGACATCGACGATGGTAAGCACAATTCAGCCGAAGTACAGCATGCCATATTCGAAATGATCATCGAGAAGTGGCTTATCGGGGCCGTGGCGGGTGCTTTGGATCACAAACCGAACCATATCATGCTAATTCTGCAGGGCGGGCAAGGTATAGGCAAGACGACCTATCTACGGCACCTATGCCCTGTGGAACTTCGGCAAGACTATTACCATGAGGGCAGCATCTCGGATGACAAGGACGTCAAACTGATCATTGCCAGGTCTTTCATGGTCGTAGACGACGAACTGGAATCAATGACCAAAAAACAGCACGAATCTATCAAGGCCATAATCACGTCAGACACGATGCGCCTGCGGTCGCCATACGATAAGTATGAGACGACGTACGCCAGGAGGTGCTCCTTTGCCGGATCTGTTAATAGGCGAACGTTCCTGAACGACGAGACCGGATCGCGCCGGTTCCCTGTCATACCGGTAGGGGGCAACATCGACATTACCTCAATAAGGCAGTTTGACATCGATGGGTTATGGTCGCAGGCTGTGGCCTATTATCGTGAGGGCAAGCGTTACTGGTTTGATGATCGTGAGATAGGCAAGATCAACGACTGGAATAAGCACTTTGAGGTGTTGACACAGTACGATGACCTAGTGTCCAAGTACATAACCCACAAGCCGGAGGGCTCGGGGGCTCACGTGCCGTTCCTGACCACATCCGAGGTGGCCTCACAGCTGGCGAACCGTGTCTACGACGAAGAGAAGATCTCCCTGCAAATCAACGATAAGTTCATTTACGGGCTTGGCAGAGCCTTAGCCAAGGCCAACATACCCCGAATAGCTAAAAAGACCACAACGGGCACGAGAAGGGGCTACAACGTGATTATAGGCACGAAGTCCTCAGCGCATTTGCCGTTTAACGTAGATGAGGAAGGGGAGTTCTAATGCTATTCACACGTGACGAATTGGTAGAGATGGGGCTTCTGAGTCCAGTTGCCACACCTAGGTTGCCGGATTGCCAGAAGGTTGTCAGTTCGGACGAACAGGTGGCAACCGACCTAACCCCTTTATTTATATATATATACTTCTCTAGGTTGCTAGGTTGTAAGAATATATTAGAAGTAGAAGGAGAAATAAATGAAAAGTATAGAGTGAAAACTATAGTTTCACCCTGCAACCTAGCAACCGAGGAGATGCTGGATTTTCTCGTAAGTCAATGGTATCGTTACAGTTGCGACGATTTGGCATCGGTTGCTACGTTAGGCGGCACCTTGCAACCGGAAACGATAGATGCCGTCGTCGAGGCAACCAGAGGTACGTATTTGTACGACGTGCTTGCTAAGGATTGGGAGTTCTATAAACGATTTGGACACCCCCCAGGCGACGCGTGGGATGGCGTCCTACCCGATGACGGCCCCGACCTATCCCAATTCAACGCTACCGAGGCCAGACTTATCTCACGCCATGAGGTGCTGGAATCGGCCATGATCGAGCGCCAACGGGTCAAGGCTGGCAAGACCATGCTGTCCCTGATGTATGAGCATAACGTCGACGGATACACATGGTTCGAAGGTACCGACGGACTGTGGCACTGTTACAACAACCAAGGGATGCAATGAGAGAGATAGACGATCTGGACTGGGATGCGAGCGAGCATAGGCTGCTGGATGAACTGAAGGCTGCCAAGCGTGCCAAGGCTGCCAAGAAAGCCTCGGGTGTTATACCGGAGCGCGTAGTGCAAAAGGCCATAGCTGACCAACTGTGCATGTTAGGGTATATGGTTGTCCGTGTCAACAGTTCAACGCAACAGCTGGAACATGGCACACGGCTGTCCTCGTATCGTGTGGTAAACATTAACGCCACATCAGGCCATGCTGACCTGGCTGTCTATCGTGACGGCCGCGCATGGATGTTAGAAGTTAAGGCTGCCAAAGGTAGGGTGTCGGAAACGCAAGACAGGTTCTCGGACTGTTGTCTGCGTTATGGCGTACCCTATGGGATCGTCAGATCTGTTGACGATGCCATCGAGTTCGTCAAAAAGAATTAGGGGGTTTTATGTTATACGAGTTGATCCTATCTGACGTATGCACATTGTGCGGTGTCACACTCGAGGATGCCTACAGTGCCACACGACGTGCTGACGTGGTACGTGCGCGTTCTATCACGTGGTATATCCTGAGCAAGCACTACGGCTGGACGCTGACCTCTATAGCCAAGCACAGCCAAAAGCACCATGCTACGGTGTTGCACGGCATCGCCAGCATCGAGGATGCCTACCTTATGTACAGCGACGTGAGGTCGGTGGTGACTGACATACAGCAGATCAATTATGCTAGCCTTATGCGGGGCCTGTGATGTTGTGGATAAGTGGCCAACTATTAAGCATAACTTAATAGCTGAATGAACCTAACACCTTCACAAGAGGCCGAACTGAAACGTCGTGCACGCGCCATGATGGGCTGGACTGCCCTGTCACGGTGGTGCTCGGTTCTGTTGAACCGTGACGTGCCTGTCAGTGAGTTGAAGGCTGACTATGCCCTCATGATCGAGAACGAACGTAACGACGTCAGGTTCCAGCTGGCACAGACACAGATCGACAAAGCCCTGTCAGGTGATAACACGATGCTGATCTGGCTGGGCAAACAACACCTCGCACAGACAGACAAGGCGGCTACCGAGGTTTCAGGCAAGACAGATATACGTATTGTCCTTGCCCCGACACATGAGGAACCCAAGCACATCGAGGATGCCGAGATTATCGCCATAGGGCCAAAGGACGCTTCGTTGTGATTACGATTGACGCACAGCTACATGACGGTCAAAAGCTAATCTTCCGTAACCGGAGGCGATTCAACACGGTCGCCTGTGGTCGTAGGTTTGGCAAGACCGTGATGGCGGAAGCCCTGCTTATCGAATCGGCTATAATGGGCAAACCGGCGGCTTACTTCGCCCCCACTTACAAGATGCTATCTGATGTTTGGAAGGCCCTCAAGACAACGTTGCATCCTATAATCACGGGTGTAAGTGAACAGGAAAAACGCCTTACCATCGAGACCGGTGGTATCATCGATTGTTGGTCATTAGACGCTTTCGATAGTGTTCGGGGCCGTAAGTATGCACGGGTCGTCTGTGATGAGGTGGCGATGGTCAGGAACTTCATGGACGCATGGAACGAAGCGATCCGTCCGACGTTGACGGATTACAAGGGTGACGGGTATTTCTTCAGCACGCCAAAGGGACGCAACGATTTCCACGCGATGTACGAACGTGCACGGCTGGACGAGACGTATGCGTCCTTCCGTATGCCTACGAGCGTGAATCCCTACATCGCACAGGATGAAATCGACGCTGCACAGCGTGAACTGCCTACCGTGGTGTTCAATCAGGAATACTTGGCTGAGTTTGTAGACGTGCAGGGTGCTCTGGTTAAACGTGAGATGATAACCTACGTCAACAGCGACCAGGTGCCTAGAGATCTGAAGATTGGTATGGGGGTTGACCTTGCTATCTCCAAATCAGACACGGCTGACTACACCGCCATCGCTGTTGTGGGCTACGACAAGGACTCGGGGCGTAGGTACGTGCTGGACATGTGGAGGGGCAAGGTGGGGTTTCATGAAGTCGTCCAAGGCGTACAAAGCCTGGCGGCAAAATGGAACCCATCACGTATCAACATCGAGGCCGTCCAGTATCAGGTGGCAGTAGTGCAGGAACTACTCCGCAAAACCTCCCTACCTGTCAAGGCTGTTAAACCAGACCGTGACAAGGTAACACGTTTCCACGCTTTGCTGGCAAGGTATGAGCAGCTACTGGTAACACATGTACGTGGGCTGGAACCTTCATTCGAACAGGAACTACTTTCTTTCCCAGAGGGCAACCACGACGACATGGTGGATGCTCTCGTTTACGCTGAGATGGCGGCTGTTAAGTCGCAAGGTGCAGGGGTTGTTTTTCTATGAGTTTTGAACTCCACACGGGCAACTGTTTAGATGTTCTGGCTACAATGCCAGACAACAGCGTGGACGCTATCGTCACCGACCCGCCCTATGGTCTGGCGTTCATGGGCAAGAAGTGGGACTATGACGTTCCAAGCGAGGAGATCTGGCGTGAATGCCTCCGTGTGCTTAAACCTGGCGGGCATCTGCTCGCATTCGCGGGAACACGAACACAGCACCGTATGGCAGTGCGTATCGAGGATGCAGGGTTTGAGATACGGGACATGATCGCGTGGGTGTATGGCAGCGGTTTCCCGAAGTCGCACGATATAAGCAAGGCGATAGATAAGGCCGCGGGGGCGGAACGTGAGGACGACCCACATCAGAAGCGCAAAACCAAGCAAAGAAACGCCTTATCGGATGGTTGCGCCGCTGTTATTTGTGGTGTTTGCAACAAATCGCGCAATGGCACATCATGCAAATGCCCGCTGCCCGCCCCCGCCACTCCCGCCGCCAAACAATGGCAAGGCTGGGGCACTGCGCTCAAACCTGCGCTGGAGCCTATTACTGTGGCACGCAAGCCATTCACGGGAACGGTAGCGGCGAACGTACTGCAATGGGGCACGGGTGGCGTTAATGTGGACGGGTCTCGCGTTCCATGCGAATCTGGACAAGGCCGCTTCCCCGCCAACCTTATCCACGACGGGAGTGATGAGGCCGTCTTCGGCATGGGGGAGTCAGCAAGGTACTTCTACTGCGCCAAAGCTTCCAAGCGAGATAGGGACGAGGGGTGCGAGGGGATGCCTACAAAGCATACAGGTACATATGCACAAGACGAATGGTCAAGACAAAACATGGGCAACACTCCAGATGTGCAACGTAAGCCTGTTGCCAACCACCACCCCACCGTCAAACCTACCGAGCTTATGCGCTACCTGTGCAGGCTGGTAACACCACCGGATGGCATAGTTCTCGACCCTTTCATGGGCAGTGGTTCCACAGGCAAGGCTGCCATCTTAGAAGGGTTCCAGTTTATCGGTATAGACATGACACCCGAATATGTAGACATAGCACGTGCAAGGATTGAGCACGCTTTCAAGAACAAACAAAACACTTTGGACCTATGAGCATACTAACTCGGATTAAGCAGTATATCTCCCCTACTGGCGAGGTCGCACAGAACGACCTCCCTATACCAGTGACGGAGTTGTGGAACAAGCATAACTTCACACCTATCGTCAACTGGCGTGGTGCTTACCAGATGTGGAAGGCGAACCCCGTGGCTGTGGCGTGCACTCTGACCTATTCGCTGATGATGCCGGAAGCGCAGATAGGTGTGATTACGCCCAATGGTTACGACTTCGAATCGCCTATCGTGGGGATGCTAACACGTAACCAATGGCGTGTGACCTTTGGTGAGATCATGACGATCCTGTGCATCGGTGGCAACGCCTACGGTTACAAGCTACGCAACGCCTCGGGTGCTATCATCGGCATGCGCTGGTATTCAGATAAAAACTTCGCCCCTGTCAACGATGGGTATGGTGATGTTGAACATTACCTGTATTACGATGGACAGGTAGCCTACACCGTACGCAAGGAAGACGTGGTACACATTCAAGGATTTTGGTACGACCCCGAGAAAACCCTTGGGGGTGGCAGCCCTGTTGAGTTAGCAGCGCAGTCTATCGAGGGCTACAACGAAGCCACATCGACTGTGTTTAACATCCACAAGAACGACGCCATGCCCAAAACGTTGCTAGTGTACGATGAGGAACTCAGCAGCGAACAGGCTTCACTTGCACAAAAATCTTTTTCTCGCAAGTACGGAGGCGAACGTCGTGGTAGCGTGGGTATCGTCTGGGGAGTTAGGGATGTAAAACGCCTTGCTCTTGATTGGAATGAACTGGGCTTATCAGACACGTTTGGACAGTACGAGACGCGCATCTGTGGTGCTTATAAGGTGCACCCGATTATTGCAGGGACGCACATGGGCTTGTCGTCTGCTACCTACAGCAATTTTGAACAGGCAAGCAAAGACTTTACCAATATGGTGCGTGTTCCGTTCTGGAATATGATCGCAGATCAGATCAACGCACAGCTGGCAATCCCAGAATATGGCGTGCAGTTAGGTTTCGACCTATCTACGGTTCAGGCCCTTGCTGGCGAGGCTATGGCAACGGAGGCGGTATCTACAGACAACGACAGCGATGCTGATAATATCGACGATTCACCGGAGACACTCAGCCTCGGAGGTGGCGTGTCTTCGGACAAATACTTTCACAAAAACTACAGCGTTACCATAGGCCCCGAAACGAAAGCCTGGCTAAAGCATCCCGACTCACAGGTCTACGCCAAAGCCTACGACGATCTGCTGAACAAGCAATCCGAAAACATCGCCAAAGAGTGGGGGCGTGTGCTGGATGATCTCTACGATACCATCACGGCTGACGTTAAGGCGCTCCGCATTGAAACCAAGATTGACGACCAGTTCAGCCTCGACGTGTGGGAAAAGAACTTCGTTGACGGAACCGAGGACAGCCGAACCGAGCTTACAGAGATCGTGCTGGCATTGGCACAAGAAGAGGTCGACGCTGAGGGCGAGTTCACACGGGGCCGTGAGGCTGGTATAACAGAGAGCGCAAATAAGATAGCGGATTCCGTAGGAACCATCAGAACCGACATACAGACTCTACTACGACAGAACGCTGGCGTAGGCGAGGAGGAACTGGCAAGGCTTTTGAAGGAAAAATTTTCCGACCTCAAGGTATCACGTGCTAACGCCATCGCAAGGACTACAGCCACAGCCACCACAGGCACTGTGCAGAAATCCGTCTGGGATGAATTGGGCGGGATCAGACGGTCGTGGGTGGCCTTGTCAGGGGCACGTGACGAGCATATGGCAGCGCATGACCAACTCGAAGGGGAAAAGGCAGGCCCTGGGCTTTTCTTGGTAGGTGGTGAAACAACACCTTATCCAGCAGGCGATGGACTATCGGCATGGAATGCCGTCAACTGCCGATGCTTCACACGTGCAAGGCAAGCCTAACTTGTGGATAATTAAACAACAGCATAACCCAAATTCGTATGGTATGGGGAACACACCATGAAAATTGAACGTAAGACTTTCGAATTTCAAGCTAAGGCAGAAGGTGACAGTGGCGTAATCGAGGCCATTGTCTCCGTGTTTAACAACGTCGACAGCTACGGCGACCGTGTGAAATACGGTTTCTTCGACGACTCGCTGAAGACCAAACTGCCAAAGGGCGTCTGGGCTCACGACTGGAAGACACCAGTGGCGAAGACATTAGAAGCACGTGAGCTAATGCCAGGCGACGCCATGCTGCCTGATAGCTTGAAAGACCTTGGTGGCCTGTATATCAGGGGCCAGTTCAACATGAACACACAGCGAGGACGTGAGACCTACTCCGACATCAAGGAAGGTATCATCGACGAGTTCTCGATCGGTTATTCTGTAGTCGAAGAAACATTTGCACAGGATGGAGCACGTGAACTGGTAAAGGGCAAACTTTACGAGTGGTCACCCGTGCTCTTCGGTGCTAACTCACAGACGGCACTTATTAGCGCTAAGGGACTTAACGATGACTTGGAAGACGTTGGAGCTGACGTCGGCCGTATCATCACAAGGTTGAACGAACGCGCAGAAATTAGGCAAAAGGAAGGGCGCACGCTATCGTCGGCTAACGTGGCACGCTTGACCGAATTGATGGACACACTGACTGCAGCGGTGGGCAATATCAAAATGCTTATCGAGGCGGCACAACCGGTTTCCGCAAAGGCTGCCATGGAAATGGAAGCCCTGCGGGCATTAGTAAACAAGAGGAAACAATCATGAATTTGCAACAGATCAACGACGCCATCAGCGCGAAGTCTGCAGAGCTTGAAACGCTCCTTGCTAAGACAGAGCCAACGATGGACGAAGTAAAGTCTGCACAGACATTGAACGCTGAAATCGACGCGCTCAATGAGCAGGCTAACGAAGTAAAGTCGTTCGAAGCTATCAAGGCCAAGAACGCACAACGCCAGACAGAAGTGAAGACAGCAGTAAACAAGCTGCCAAAGTCAAACGACATCAAGGTCGGCGAATCATCAGCAAAGGCCAACATGCCAGATGCTGAGTACAAAGCATATGTAACAGGCTTGTTTGTAGGTGGTCTTGCTAATGAGACAGCACGTCAAAAGTACGCCGAAGTAACAGGTGTTGAGTACAAGTCACACACACAAGGCAACGACGCCACAGGCGGTATCTTCGTTCCTACGGAGACATCAAGCCTTATCGTCAACCTGAAGGACACATACGGATCATTCCGTCGCAACACACGTGTTGAGCCTATGGGATCGGAATCAATCCGCATCTTCCGCACAGGCGATGACGTGACGGCATACTGGGGATCTGAGCAAGGCACACTGTCATCATCTGACATGACATTCGACGCTGTCACGCTCAATGCCAAGAAGATGTATGCCCTCGCTGTTCTCTCTGAAGAACTTGTAATGAACAGCACACAAAATCTTGGCCTTCGCTTTGCTGAATCGGTAGCACGCCAATTCGCAAAGAAGGAAGACGAAGCTGGGTTCTTGGGTGATGGTACGTCTACATACGGCGGTGTTCTCGGTCTTGCTGGCAAGCTCCGCAAGGTTCTCGAGGATGGCGGCGGAACATGGACAAACGACACACACAAGGGCTACCTCGGATCAGCACAGGTATGCGCTGGCAACACCTTCGCTGAGGTAACGATGGGCAACCTGATTGCTGGTATGCGCAAGGTTCCAACATACGCACTCACAGGTGCCAAGTGGTACTTCAACAAGGTAGCTTTTGGTGAGACAGCAGAGCGCCTCGCATACGCACAAGGCGGATCAACAGCTGCAGAACTTGCTGGCTCATTCGGTCAGCGCCTCTTCGGCTATCCTGTCGAGTTCGTCGACGTGATGCCATCAGCAGATGCTAACAGCCAGGTGTTCGCTTACTTCGGTAACCTTACACAGGCTGCAACTCTTGGTGATCGTATGGCAACATCGATCAAGCAAGACGCAAGCAAGGGCTTCGACACAGATACGATCTATGTCAAGGCTACACAGTACCTCGACATCAAGGTGCATGAGATGGGCAACTACAATGCTACAGCAGCATCACGCACAACAGGCCCTGTTGTTGGTTTCGTAACTATTAACTCATAAGGTGACAACATGAACGCACTACAAAATGTGAAGGTTGTCAACGTTACGCCACCAGCTGCAATCGTTGACAATGCATCGTTTACAACTAACAGCATCGACACGGCTGGCTTTGGTAAGCTCGCTGTTTACTTCAGCCTTGGTGCTACTGACATCGCAATGGCAGCCCTTAAGCTGCAGGAGTCAGATGTAGATTCCAGCTATGCTGACATAACAGGCTGTGTTTACGGAGCATCGGGTTCACCGGCACTGCCAACGGCTAACGATGACAACAAGGTCTTCGGGTTCTTCGTGAATCTTGCAGGTCGCAAGCGTTATATCGACGTTGTTGCTACAGCTGGCGACGGATCGACAGGTACCTTCGGATCGTGCATCGCTGTTCTCTACAACGGCGAAGGCATCAACGACGCTACCGAGCGCGGTCTTGCTGCAAACATCATCAAGGACTAACTAACAAAGTTGTTCTGACGACTGGGCCCACGGGCCCAGTGGTGAGCACAGCAAAGGTTTCCAATGGTCATACTATCATCATCAGGTGCACGTGTTGATTTAGAGCTCCGTCAGGGGGCAGCCTTTGCACGTACCTTCACACATAAGACGAACGGGGTGGTGACCAACATAACAGGTTACACCTTCGCCGGCCAGATTAGGACCATCGACAACGTGCTGGCTGCAACGTTCACGATCACGACTGTCAACGCTTCGCAAGGCACGTTCTCGGTGGCACTAAGTGCAGCGACTACGTCATCGTTGACGGTGGGCGAGGTGTACGTCTGGGATTTGGAGCAGACGGTCTCGAGTTCAACGAATGAACTACTACGTGGCTACGTGACGGTTCTTGGTGAGGTGACCCAGTGAGTTACACCATCAACGTAGATCAGTCGACGATTAGTCTGAACATTGCAGACGAAGACGTAAAACTGAACGTCGACCAATCTACTATCACACTCGATGTTGCATCGGGTGGTTTGGTGCCTATTTCTGATGACCTCACATTAGTAGCTGGTGAGAATCTGTCTGCACTTCGTGCTGTTACTACAAACTCCTCGGGTCAGGCTGTCTACGCCAGCAATAACACGCTTGCTAATGCACAGGTTGTGGGCATCGTATACACGGCCGCAAGCTTAGGGGCGAACGTAACGATTAAGATCTCGGGTATCTTAACAGATGCCAACTGGAACTGGACAAAGGGCACGGTTTACCTAGGCACCAACGGAACACTAACACAGACTGTGCCAACTGGCGGCGCTATCGTCGTTCACGTAGGCAAGGCCTTAACAGCGACGCAACTAATCATCGACATAGACACAATCATTCAAACGGTGTAACATGGCAGAAAAGTATATCAAGAATAACAGCGGCCAGCTCGCAGAAGTCGAAGCTACCGTATCATCATCAGGCGCAACGGAAGCGGGCAAAATCATAGCTCTCGACGGATCGGGCAAGCTGGACAATTCGGTATTGCCAACAGGTATTGGGGCTACTGTTAAGGTTGCGGCAACAACCGAGAACCTATCGGCTGGCAACCTCGTAAATCTGTTTAACGATGGCGGCACCATCAAGGCACGCAAGGCAGACGCAAGCAACGGACGCCGTGCTGTTGGCTTTGTGATTACAAATTCCACATCGCCTAACAACGCAACGGTGTACCTCGATGGTACAATCACAGGGCTCACAGGTTTAACGCCTGGTGCTCCTTACTATTTAAGCGGTTCAACAGCGGGCGCTGCCTCTGCAACGGCTCCGACAACAGCAAGCTATATTTCACAGGAAATCGGAATTGCTTTGTCAGCAACCGAAATCAACTTTGAAGAACAGCAACCAATTACGCTTGCCTAATCTATGCCAGTCAAGAAACCTTTAGTTATAACGTCTGGTCAGATTCAGGAACTGCAAAGCGGTGATAACATCAACATTGCAGCAACTGACATTACTACCGGACTTGTTGATACAGCACGGCTCGCTACTGGTACTGCGAATAACACGACGTTTTTGCGTGGTGACCAGACGTGGGCCGTGCCTTCTGGTGGTGGTGGAAGTACAGATACGCCATTACATCCATTTTTACTTATGGGGGCATAGTGCCGAATACCTATAAAGTTCTTGGACAGTTAGCCCCTGCTAATACAACAGCCGCAACTTTGTACACAGTACCTAGTGCAACATCAACTGTTGTATCAGCTATCACTGTGGCTAACATTACTACGGGCGGCACTACTGCGCAATATAGAATTGCAATAAGGCCAGCAGGCGCAACACTTGCCAACCAGCATTACCTTGCCTATGACGTCAATGTATCTGCAAACGATACTGTTACGCTTGTGTTAGGTATTACATTGGCAGCAACTGATGTAATAACGGTTCGTAGTTCGGTCGCTGATACGATTGCTTTTTCTGCATTTGGCTGTGAAATCACGTGAGCGTAAGATCAGCACGATATAACCTGCTTTCATTGCGTAATCCAAAAGGATTAACGGTGATACCTGAGGAGCGCGATGCGTGGGCTTTTCTTGATAATGCGCAGATAAGATCATCACAGCAACAACGCGCTATAATTCAGCTTGTCCGTGAATTAAAACATGCGCAGCTTTGGTCAAAAATGAAAGCTATATACCCATTCGTGGGTGGAACGGCGACCACGCATAAGTTCAATCTTAAAGATCCTCGTGATTTGAGCGCAGCATTTAGATTACAGTTTTTCGGTGGGTGGACACATAGCAATAATGGTGTGCTGCCTAATGGTACAACTGCATTTGCAGACACAAATCTCACGGCCAGTACGTCTTTAACAAACAACAGCACACATTTGTCGTACTATTCACGTACAGCAGCTGCCTCTGGGGTGCCTGGTATAAGTACAGGAGTAGATATAGGAGCGCTCAACTCTTTTACAGGAACTATACCTGTAATTCAGTTAGTCATTAGAGGTGAATTTTCTGGATCACAAGCAAGTATATCTAATCATTACAGCGCTGCAAATCAAATAACAACAAATCAAACATCTGGACAAGGTTTGTTTGTTGGCACACGTACAAGTTCAAATGTGCATAGACTATACAAAAACACAACAAATATAGCTTCTGATTTGAATGCAAGTAATACAA